ATTCCCGACAGTCAGACTACACAAGAAAAACTCAGGAGTTGGCTGAACAACGTAAACAGATTGAACAGTATGCACAAGTAGTAGAATCTGAAATACACCAGACTCAGCAATTCCGACAGCAGTATATTGATGCCGCAAATTTGATTATACAAAGACAATACGGCAAAATTAATGACTTGATGAGGAATACTGACTGGGAGCGTTTGAAGGTAGAAGATAGAGAAGAATACCTTACTAAAAAATCTGAACTATCTGACCTTCAAGCAGAAATGCAACGAGATCAGTATGATCTTGAGCAAGCGCAACAGCAATCCATGCAAGAGCAACATGCTCAAATGGAACAAGTTGTGGCTCATGAACAACAAAAACTTGTTGAAATAATCCCACAGTGGAGAGATGAAAAATTTAGAATAAACGCGGCAAAGCAGATTTCTGAATTTGCTATCTCTCAAGGCTTTACGCAAGATGAAATTAATCAATTAGCAGACCATAGGTCTTTAATTGTTTTAATGCAGGCTAAAGCCTATAACGATCTTATGAACGCACAACAGACAACCAAGCAAAAGAAAGTAGCCAAGAAAGCAAAAATGGCTTCTTCTGGAACTGGCGTTAATAAAAAGAAAGAGACTCAGAAAGTTAAACGTACTGCACAGATGAAACGGCTTAAACAGTCTGGAAAGCCAGAAGATGCGGCCAGCCTGTTTGAGGATTTTGTAGACATTTAACTAGGAGGCTACTATGGCAGTCCCAACTAATACGCGAGAGACGTACGGAGCAGTCGGCATCCGTGAGGACCTCTCTGATATCATTTATAACATTAGTCCGACAGACACGCCGTTTCTTAACGGTGTTGGCAAAGGCACTGCGTCTAACACTCTGTTTGAGTGGCAGACCGATGACCTTGATGCGGCGGCGGCTAACCGACGTGCAGAGGGTGATGATCCTACCTCTATTGCTGTCAGTGAGCCGACTCGACTCAGCAACTACACCCAGATCAGTTCCAAGACCGTTCAGAGTTCTGGTACTGCCGAGGCTGTGGACTTTGCTGGTCGTAAGTCAACGCAGGCTTACCAACTGGCTAAACGCGCCAAAGAAATCAAACGTGACATGGAAACCATGCTTCTTGACACGACTGTCAAAGCGGCTGGTTCTTCGGGTTCTGCCCGAGCCACGGGTGCGTACCAGTCTTGGGTTGGTACTGGCTCTGCTGGCACGTCAAACGTCCTTGACGGTGACGGAACTGGCCTGACCAACGCGGCTGACGGTTCGTCTGTTGCTACGACTGTGACGGCTGGTGCTATCTCACTTTCTCTTATTAACTCTGTTATTAAGCGAATTTGGGACTTGGGCGGTTCGCCTGACACCATCATGACCTCTGGTACTAAGAAGCAGGCGATTAGCGCCCTTGGTTCCAGCGTGATTGCTGACCTTCAGACGAACACCAGCGGCGCTACACCTGCTACGGCTATCAACGCGGTTGACGTTTTGGTTACGGACTTTGGCACGTTCAAACTCGTACCCAACCGTTTCTGTGTTGAGTCTTGCGCTTACGTCGTGGACTTCGATATGTGGTCGGTTGACTACCTGCGTCCGTTTAAAACGGAAACCCTTGCTAAAACTGGCGACAGCATCAAACAGATGATGATTGCTGAGTATGGGCTTCGTGCTAAAAACGGCAACGGTAGCGGTCTTATTATGAACCTGTCGTAATATGACACTGGTGATGGGGGCTTCGGCCCCCTGATCCTTTGAGGAATGTATGAAAAAGAAAGCGCCAAAGAAAAATCCACAACCAAAACAAGAAACTAATACAGATAAGTTACGAAAGATTGTTGAAGGAAAAGATCAAAGGTATCATTTGAAATGAGCAAAAACTCAAACCCAATAGATTATTTTAAAGATGAGTCTGACGGTGGTTTTACTATTACTACTGTACAAGATGCAGAGCCAATTTTAGAGGCTAACAAACGAGCCTTTAATGAATGGGGCGATAAAAAGACTTTTGGTAAACATGGCGATGGTACTACAGTAGCATCTATTCCTATTGTTTTGTGGCGCGAATGGGTTAAAGAAAATCCAATGATTGCTAAAACGCAGACCCCTGAAGGGCATAAATTACTAGCGGCAAAACTTGCTGACCCCCAATACAAGTATTTGCTACGCGCACCTGTGAGGATTTAATTATGTGGCTATATCAACCTACATTTACTGGCAATGACCAGCGTCCTATCATCAACAACACGGTATGGTTTGGAAGTAAAAACAGTTAATGGCTATTTCTAATTATGGCGAATTAAAAACTGCTGTAGCAAACTGGATGGATCGTGACGATCTGACGGCTCGCATACCAGAGTTTATTGCACTAGCGGAGGCACGGTTTAACCGTGTTCTCCGCATTCGTGCTATGGAGTCCAAACAAACTGCATCTACAGTAGCGGGACAGCAGAACCTTGCTTTGCCTACTAACTATATTCAAATGCGTAATGTTCAGATGAATACATCGCCTGTTACGCCTATGCAGTATGTTACGCCAGAAATTTTTGACAGACTATATGGCGGTAGCGCTACTGGAACTCCAAAGTTCTACAGTATTATTGCTAATGAATTGCAGTTAGGCCCAACTCCTGATACTGTTCAGACTATTGAAATGTTGTTTTATAAAAAGTTTGATCCTTTGTCTGCGGATGGAGATACAAACTGGGTTCTTACAAATGCTCCAGACGTATATTTGTACGGCGCATTGCTTGAGGCAGAGCCATTTATTATGAATGATGCTAGAACTGCTTTGTGGGCAGAAGCATTTCAAAATGCTATTTCATCTATACAAGAGCAAGACAACAAGGATCGTCACTCAGGTTCCGCTCTTAGAGTAATGAATACAGGTGGTTATTATTGACAGCGCCTATTACATGGGCGGAAGCCACATCTCCAATATACTGGAGTAGTATAGGTATTAATTGGAACTCTGCCGCTAAAGGCGAGTCTCCATCTTTTGCTGTAAATGCTGGTTACACACAAGCAGGTAATTTAACCGCTGTTGCGTCTTCAACATTTGCTAATAATTTTACCTATACAATATTTGCAGGTATTAAATACAGCAAAAGCATATCTTTTGGTGTAGATTTAACTAACGTAAATACTGGTTTATATACAGCATTTCCATCTATTACTTTTGATGTAGATTCTAATTATTCTATAAACGGGAATGAAATATCAAGGCCATCTGTTACATTTGGCGTAGATACTGGATATAGCCAAACCGGATTTTATACTGCCGATCAAGCCATTTCTTTTGCCCAAGATATGGGTTATACAGGCGCCGGTGGTTTCAGAGCGCAAGAAGAAGCGGATTACGGAATTAATGCCGGGCTAACAAAAACTACTATACTGTCTGCTGTTGGTGCATCAACCTTTGCATTAGATAACGCTTACTCTCTGGCAACTACACGGTCAACAGTTGTATCCGCAGACTTTGATATATCTAGCGGATATAGCACCGCCTCCATAATGCAAGCGGCAGCATCAGCAAACTATTCGGCGGAATTGGACTACATTAATGTTGGAAACACAATTATTACAAGATCTGTGCAGTTTGATTTGGATGCTGGATATTCAAATACTGGATTATACACGGCATTTCCAACTGTAACTTACGGCATAGAAAACGATTACACAATTGGTCTAAATGCTACGTTAGCAGGCGCTGTTAATTTTGATGTAGATGCTGGCTATTCTTCATCGTCAATAAACCAAGCAGTTGCATCTGCTCAATACGATCTTAACTCTGGCTACACCCTGATTGGTAACACGATTATTACAAGAGGTGTTGCATTTGGATTAAGCCTAGATAAAACAAGTTCTGCAATTGGAACAATGGTGGGCGTTGCAGACTATGACTTAATTAGCGGGTATGTAAACAATACAAAATACCCGGAAAGTATTACTACATCCGTAGTAATGACATACTCTGGGGGACAAAAACTTCTCTGGAGTGACGTTCAAGACCCAAGCAATTTGTGGTCTGCTGTCAGCGGTCCAAGTGATACTTGGTCTGATGTTAATAACATTAATACAACTTGGACTAATAAGGAGTACCCAAATTGATTCCTGTTACACCTAACTTTGTAGCCGAAGGAGGCTTAAAAATGAAACAAAACTCAGTAATGAATCTCGGGCTGAAGAACGTCTGGGAGGTAGTTTGCTACGACTCAGAAGGAAATGAGAAGTGGCGTGAAATTAAACCCAACCTTGTTACTACGGAAGGGCTGAACCATGTTCTGTCAAGCACTCTTGACGGCGGCACACAGATTACCACTTGGTATGTTGGACTTAAAAATGCCGGATCTGCGGCGGCTGGAGACACAATGGCTTCCCATTCTGGATGGACGGAAAATACTTCATACAGTCAGAGCGTACGTCAAACGCTTACGTTAGGCACTGCTTCTTCTGGAAGTATTGACAACGTAGGCAACTTGGCTACTTACTCAATTAACGGCACCGCAACGATTGCTGGTGCGTTTATTACTAGCGACAGCACTAAGTCTGGAACTACTGGAACCTTGTACGGTGTCGTAGACTTTGCATCCTCACGATCAGTTATCTCTGGCGACACGCTTGAAGTGACTGTTACTTTGACTGCGGCTAGTGCGTAATGGCTTTAGAGTCAGCAAGTTGGGTTACTCAACTAGTTGCTACTAATCCAGTAGTCGGTGATCCAGTAGGGGAAGGTGACGATCATTTAAGAATGATAAAGACTGTTCTTCAGAACAGTTTTCCGTCATCTTCTACTTCTGCTATAATACCCAATATGTCTGGTCAGTCAGGCAAGTATTTAACTACTGATGGCACTGATGCTTCTTGGGCTTTAGTTGAGGGCGTTCCTGCTGGCGTTATTACTATGTGGTCTGGCAGTGTTGCTACAATACCTTCTGGATGGGCAATATGTGATGGAAACAATGGAACCCCTAACCTTACTGGTCGTTTTGTTATACACGCTGATGCCGATACTGCGGGAACTTACAACGTAGGTGACACTGGCGGTTCTACAACCACAGGAGCGCATACTCTTACCACCGCTGAAATTCCGTCACACACGCATAGCGTTGATCCTCCTAGCACATCGACTAATAACAACACTCACAATCACTCGTCTTCGGCTAACTCTGTTGGCGGTGACTTGGTTACAGTAGGTAGCGGTGGCGCTAACGGTGCTGATAATGGAAACGTAACTGGTAGTAACACTCATAGTCACAATGTTAATATTGCGGCATTTGACTCAGCGGCCACTGGTGGCGGAGGTTCCCACAGCCATACTAATACTATTCCACCATACTACGCATTAGCGTACATAATGAAAACATAGGATGATAACAGAAGTAAAACCGGGAAGTTTTATTTACGAAGTTAAAGACGCTCTAACAAAAGATAACTGCAAGTTAATAATAGATCGTTTTGAATCAGACAAAGAAAGTCAAACGCTAGGTTTAACAGGAAGTAAACGAGAAGTAAATAGATCGATAAAAAGGTCTGTAGACTTAGCAGTTACTAACAATCCTAAGTGGCAAGATGTAGATAATATTCTTTTTGAATCGCTTAGAACTGGCATAAATTTAATGTCTGGACTACATTCTTTTTTTAATGCTTATTATCTTATTGACATGGGTTATCAAATACAGCGAACTGACACTGGAGATTTTTATAAGTGGCATGCTGACTCTGGTCCCGGAGATATGAGCAAAAGACAGTTGGTTGCCATATGGTATTTAAATACTGTTGAGCATGGAGGCGCAACACAATTCTTGCATCAAGGCATTGACGTTAAACCAGAAGAAGGAAAGTTAATATTGTTTCCACCATTCTGGACTCACGTTCATCAAGGTCAAATAGTTGAGGCTGGAGTAAAATACATTGCAACGACATGGATAAACATAGACGATAACAAAGGCGCAAAATGAAATTATCTATAATCCCAGAAGACCAAGTAGTAGTAGTTGACGGCAAAGGTTGTTCTGGATACTTTTTTGAATTATCTGATCCACTTATTCACGCTGTTCAGTGGAACAATGGCAAAGGTCATATTGAGTATGCTGACAGAAATGTAGAAATAACTGAACTACCAGCAGAGTATTCTCAATTAGCAATAGATGCTGAAGCAGACTTTGATAGGCGAACCGCAGAATATGAAGCAGAACAGCAGGCATTCCTTGATGCGGCAGAGCAAGAAAAACAAGAAACCCTTGCTGTTATTGCAGCGCAAGAAGAACAAAACGCTTTAATACGGGAGGCAGAAGCGGCTTTAGATGCAAGTCTATAAAGATTTTTTAAAAAGAAAACATTTTGCCGCTATATCAGAGTTGTTGTTAAGCCCACGATTTCCGTGGTTTTGGAATGATGAAATTAATTATCCGGGCAAAGGCGAGACAGGTTTTCAGTTTGTGTACACTTTTATGCGTAATGATGAACAGGCTTGCACAGATAAAGTGTTTGACATAATTGAGCCAGTTATTGATCTGCTTAAACCAAAATCAATTAGAAGGATTAAAGCAAATCTTTCTCCAAGAGATTGTAAAAATACTGTTGCTGGTATGCACACCGATTCTAATTACAATGAGTCTACGCACTCTGCGGTGTTTTATATAAACACTTGTAATGGGTACACATTGTTTGAAACAGGCGAAAAAGAAATGTCTGAAGCAAACAAAATTGTTGTATTTCCCTCATGGATTCCACACTCTTCTGTTACGGCAACTGATGAAAAAAGAAGGGTCGTACTTAATTTAAACTATACGGTATAAGAAATGGCATTAGAAAGCGCATCATGGATTACGCAGTTAGTTGCAACTAACCCAGCATCCACAGACAAAATTGGGCAAGGAGATGACCATCTTCGCATGGTTAAAACTGTTCTTAAGAATAGTTTTCCCGGTACATCTACACAGCCTGTTATTCCTGATCCGTCAGGCAATTCAAATAAATTGCTTACTAACGACGGTACTGACAACTCTTGGGCTTCTACTG